GACCTACCAACTGGTTTCTGTCGATTACATCTGGAGTGTTGTTACTATCATCCATGATTACTCTGAAAGCATACAAACCTTGACGTTGTTGTACTGATTCTAAGTATGGGTTAACTTGGTTTAAGAAGTTAGTACGAGTTGCGATTGTGTTTTGTTCAAATACCAAGTTATTAGCTACTTGAGAAATATATGATTTCAAAGCAATCAACAATCTACGAACATTTACTCTATCCAAAGCAGAAGCTTTAGTTTGTAATGTTTTCTGTCCGTATACTACTGTTCCAGTTCCTGGGAAAGTAGCGATTGGGTTAACTTTATTTGAATATAAAGTATCGCGATTAGCTTGAGATAATTTCTTTTCAGCTCTTACTACTGAACTTAATCCACCTCTATTAATACCAGCAGGTGCGAACCAAGGCTCACTTACAGAATCGTTATAAGCATAAACACCACCAATCATAGTTGAAGCTGGTACCCATACTAATTGGGCTGAATCTGGATCGATTGTTTGAACCCAAGGCCAGTAAGAAGCAGCGTATGAAGTGTTTTTGTTATTTGCTTGAGTAGTTGTAGTTGTAATGCTTGAACCGTAAGGTACTAAATCAACTACGTAAATATTATCACCTCTGTTTTGAGTGTTGTTAATAATTGAAGTTACTTGAGAAGAACCTAAATTAGCTTCGCTAGCAAACAATCCAGGAGTTAACAATACGTTAAATCTGTAATCATCTTGGTTAGCTAATAAAGCGATCATATTTGAATAATCACTAGCGCTTATACCTTGAATATTTGCGTCACCAGAAGTAATAGTGTTATAATAATTAGCACCAGCTCCGTAGAACAAATCACCAGTACCTCCACCAAAAGCTCCACTTGAATTTACAGGGATAGAAGCGGTGAAAGCAGATTTAGCAGTACCAGCATTATCAAAATAAAGAGCTGTTGGGCTAGATACGTTACTTACGTAAATGTATCTTGAAGCATTTGGATAATCACCATCAACTACAATTTGGTTATCTGTTGAATCATAATATTTGTTTTGGTTACCAATTACTCTAGCTACATAGTTTGGAGCTGTTGGATCCATTGATAAACCAGTCCATGTTTCTAATACTGTTTGGTTAGTTGTAGTATCATTACCTTGTCTTACCAATAAGCTAAAGGTACCAGAAGCTGTATCACGGTTTGCGATTTGCCATCTGATGTTATCTGATGAACCTGAAACTAAAGCACCAGCACTGTCTGGGGCTGTACCATCGTTGTTCATGATAATACCTTCAGAAAGTGTTTTAATGGTTAATGCTGAATCATTTGTAGCTCCACTAAATGTACCAGTAGTAGAACCGGTTACAGCGTAAGTATAGGCGTTTAATGTTCTAGCATCAAAATCTCCATCTACGGTACCAGCTGAAAAGCTTATTGCTGTTGTAACAGCAGTAGAAGTAATGTTAGTTAATAAAGTTGAATAAGGAGAAATTGATTTACTAACGTTAAAAATAGCAGATCCTGTAGCAGCGTAGTCAGCAACAGCTTGAGCGTTAAATGATCCTGTATCAATGAAAATAGTAGTAGAAGTGTTCATACCAGCACTATATCCAATAGAGCTAGTAAATAATAAAGTAATACCATTTATAGTAAGAGATCCAGATTCGTTCAAATCACAGCTTTCAGATACTGCCGTTAAAGTAGTATCAAAAGAAGCAGTTGTTGCTAAAGTGCTATTAACAATAGAAGAAGAAGCTTCAGTCCATGAACCGCTTGCTACTCTTGCTACCAACATTGTTTCACCACCGTTATTAAAATAGTTATAAGCTGCTATAGAAGTGAAATAAGTATAAATTTGGCTACCACTCAAAAATGTAGTACCAAATCTATTTTGGTAATCACTGTAAGAGGTAACAATTGTAGGAACTTCTACAGGACCTTTTACAGTAGGACCAATAATAGCAGCCCCAACGGTTACAGGTTGTTGGGAAATAAAGGATTGATCGTTTTCTCTTGCTAATACGCCAGGAGATATTAATGTTTCTGCCATGTTTTTTTAAATTAATTTAATTTTATTCCATAATAAATATGGCAGAAAAAATCAAAATTAATCTAGGGGAGTGATTTCTCCACTGTCTAAATTAACTTGAACTCTACCGTATTTATTTTGTATTTCGTTACCTAAGCGATACTCTTCTTGTTTTAATTCTTCTAAAGACTTAACAAGTGTATCTTTTTGTAATTCTAGTTCTTGGATTTGAATTTCTGTAAAACCAAAATCCGAAACTAATTGGTTTCTTGTTTCTTGAAGTTTTTTTAATGATTGTAACTCTTCTTGTGTTAAAACTTTATTTTCCATATGTTATTTTTTATATATAAATTCCTGTAAATATAATAGTATTATTTATGTTTGATGGGGGAGCACATTCAAATAACACTTCACCACTTGAAGAAATACTAGTTACTGTTATTCCTTCATTTGTTGAAACCGCACCATAAAAATTAGCATTAATCCAAGCATTTGTTCCTAAGGTTTTACCCGCTAAATTAGTAAATATACTACTTGTAGCAGAACTATTACTCATAGCAGCTACACCAGCAACAAATTTAAAATCACCATTAACAACACTTACTCCATTATAATATTGTTGAGTATTTACTTGACTAACAGTAGCATTATCTGAATATGATGATGAAATTGCTCTAGAAGAAGAAACGGCATATGATGAAGTAACAGTTAATAAATCCGTTGATGGATTATATGTCATTACATTTCCATCTTCTTTAAAAATCTGTTCATAAGTAGCACTTGATGTACCAGCAAATAATACATTATATTCTAGATTTGTAGAATCGTTTAATGTAGGATTTAATTTTGAAGCATTAGTAGAAGTAACAGCAGTAACAGCATTACTAAAAACACCACTACCTGTGGTTGCTCCTGTAAATGTAAATGAACCAGATACTGTAATAGCATAACCTTCGACTCCTGTAAAAGCATCAACGGATTGGGTTACTTGTCCTGGTAAGATAGGATTATTATTAGCTATACCTGTGGATGAAAGGGTTTTAAGTGCCATTTATAATAAATATTATAGTTTTTGAAGAAATTAACGGTTATCTATGTAAATTAATACCTCATTATAATATTCTAAAAAATGTTCATTCCATAAATCCCACTTAATATCAATTCCATCAACAGAATAAACTTCAAAATTATTAAACTTAGATAAATAATTGTCTCTAAAATTTCTAAATTGTTGTTTTAATTCAGGAGTACTTAAATGCCATTCACCTGAAATTTTTTTGACGTGATTAATAATGTAGTCTAGGTTTTCTTCTGTAAAAATACTATATTCACCTCCTTCACAATCTGTTTTTAAAAAATCAATATGTTTAAGATTATTTTCTTTTATAAATTGTTTAAAAGTTAAACTTCTACATTCACTTGTTAACCCATCCCAATCTACTTTTGTTGTTTCTTCTTGACTAAGAAAAGCTTTAGTAAAAGAAACAGGATAACCTAATAAATTTTCTTGTAATATATCGAAATAAGAATCTAAAGGTTCAATAACAAAACAATGTTTTGGATTTTTATTTTTAATAGACCAAATAAAATCTCCAATAGAAGCACCAAAGTCTACTATTATGTCTCCTTCTTCAACAGGAAAGCATTTTTCATAAATGTTTTCTATAAACATTTCTTTAGTAATTTGGTCTTTATACCATTCTGAGGTAGGACCCCAATTAAAATTTTCTAAATTTATCATAAAGGTAGTGAGTTAAATACTGTTAAAGGTGAGATTGATTTTTCACAAATATGTTGTTTATCTGTTCCTTCCCAAATAGGACACCAATCCCAATTTCCTGGATCGAAAATAAAGTTTGTGTTTTGCCAACATGAATTACAAGCATATTCATTTTGAATTCTTATGTTATTAGATTGAAATTCATGATCTTTTTGAGAAAAACCACTTATCATTACTGTTTGTTTTCCTAAAGCCCAATTAATCCAAGATAATCCTGAGCTTAAACCAATTAAAAATTTAGCATTGTATAAAACATTAATAGATTCATTTAATGTTTTACCATTAATATTTAAATTACCTTTTATATTGTAAGATTTATTTGTAAGAGTTACTACAGTATATCCTAATTCACGTAACATTTTAGATAATACAACCCAACTATCATAAGGCCATTCTTTACAACCTGAAGTTGATTCAGGGGCAATAACTATATAATCAATTTTAGAAGGTTTTGATTTAGAGGTAAAATTAATACCATAATTTAATTCTTTAAATTCTAAACCTAGAATGTCTGAGGCTGTTTTTTGTAAAGGTTGGGTTTGTGGGTAATTAGGATATAAATCAAATTGGTCCCATTTACCAGAATCTCCTTTAAACCATCCTATTCGATAAACAACATCACAAAGGGTAGATGTTCCTGGTTCAATAAATTCAATATCTTTATATTCTTCTTTTTCTTTAAACCAATAATTATGGAATGTACTTAAAATAACTTTACAATTATGTTTTTTAGCAAAATCAACAGCATACGGTGTCCATGCTATTGTATCACCTATTGATCTTGATTCTAAACTTATTAATGCTCGTTTATTATTTAGATTAAGTTCATCTATTATATTTCCGTTAACTTTAATTTTCCATTTAGTATAATATTTTCTAGAACATTTAGTCCACATGTTATTTGTAATAGTGTCTTCATAGATAACATTATTTTTTTCATCTAAAAATTCAACATGATATTGTTCTAATTTGTTTCCTACTATTTCTACTTTTGGACCATCAATATAATCAATTTTTATTTCATTTTTTAATTGGGAGTTTTTATCTTTATTTTTTTCATAAAAATTTAATATAGTTTTATAACCAATTTCTCCTACTTTTTCCCAACTAAATTTATGTCTAATTTCTTCTGACTCTTTTAATGCTTTTTTCTTACACTCATCATACTTCATATAAGAATACATCATCATTAATTGTAAATGATTAAAATCTGGTTCATAATAATTACCTGTATAACCATTAAAATGATTGTATGAAGAATCATCTGCTGGTTTTTCTCCTAAAATATTTACTGGTATTCCTTTTCCTTCAGCAAATTCAAGCTGGCCTGAACAGTTAGAGTAAATTGAAGGTATACCACAAGCCATTGCCTCAATTAAAGGTAAATTCCAACCTTCAGAACGAGCACAAGATAAAAATACATTACATGATTTTAATATTTTAATATAATCTTCTCTTACAGGAAAATGAACTATTTTAATTCGTTCATCATCTAAATTATAATATTTTAATCTATTTTCAGTTGTCTCTAATCCATCACCTGAAAATGGATTATCTATAGAAACAATTAAATCAACAGGTTCATCATTTGTAAAAGTATTTAAAAATGTTTCAATAATTTCTTTAGTTGATTTTCTATAATCCCATCTACCTGCTAAAAAGAATTTAAATCTACCATCTGATGTTAATTCATGAGTTGTTTCTTCTGGGTAGAATGTATTGGTGTCTACACCTTCAGGAACTACTTTAATTTTGTTAGGATCATATCCTTGTTTTACTGTTACTTCTTTTTGCCATTTTGATGGAACCCATAATTCATCAAATTCTTTTAATTTATTAAAAAATTCTTCAGGTTGTTTTGTTGTTTCCCAAACATTATATGCTATTTTTGGACCATTGTATTTATCATAAAATAAATGATGGTCTGTTTCACATAAAACTATATTTAAATCATGTAAAAATTCTTTATTAGATGAAGGATAAATTTTATGGTTATCTCTTCCTCCATCATTATTCCAAAGTATTTGTTCATATAAAATAGACTTATCTATTTCATTTATATAAGGTTCATTATCATGAGGAGTTTCATTATAACCTTCCCAAGTTTTTCCAACAGTAAAGTTTCTGATTTTTAGTTGTAAATGTTTAGATACTTCTCTAAAAAAATCTCTAGTATGTTGGTTGTAACCTGTTGTTCCTATATAAGAACTATGGACATAAATTTTTGGTTTATTTTTCATATAAAGATATTTAAATATAAGTCAGTAAAATAAGGATAAATATCTCCTTTAAAAGCACTTATTAAAGTTTGCAGTGTAAAATATGGAATTAATTCTGTTTTTCCACTTCTATTTAAATGAATATTTTGTGGGTATAACCACTCAGAATTAGGTAATTCACATTCTTTTATTTTAGGCAAATATACTAACTGATTAGGATCGTTTATAATAATAACAGATTTTAAATCTAAAGCAGCAGCAACATGCATTGGACCACTATCTATACCTAAAAAATACTCGCAAGTTTCCATTACTTCTATCATTTCATTTATAGTTAAATCATTATTATAATAATAAGGAGTAAAGTGAGTATTAATCTTAAAAAAATCATATATTATTTTTATTTGCTCTATATCTAAACTGTTAGGTATTGTACGTTTCCAATCAGTATTATTTTGTAAATGTATAAAAACTTTATTTTTTTCTTTTAAACTAGGATTATAATTAATTTTTCCTTTGGGTTTAATTTCTACAGGTAGTCCTAATGATTTTTGAAATCGTTGAATAGCATGCCCACCTCCCCAATCATTTTGTGCTAATTCTGTTACACAAAAATTTGAATCATTTGTTAGATTTTTTCTATTAATATATTTTTCACCTATTTCATTTAAAAGTTTATTACTTACTTTTAAGTAAGGAAGAATTGATGTTAGTATAATAGCATCTCCTAACCCCTCAGCATTATTATATACTGAGGAGGGTGAGAATGTGTTTGGTGAAATTAGTTTATATGTGTTATGATTTTGATAAAATTGGTCTAAGATATATTTTACCTCATTAAATTCTTTCATAACCTAAAATATAACTATAGTGGTGACCTAAATTTAATATTTCATCATTACGTTTCCAACCATTATCCATTAAAAAACAATCAATTAATGTTCCTTTACCTAAAACTCGAAAATGTCCAACATCATACCTTGTTTGACCAACTATATTTCGACTTCCATCGTCAGCAAAAATGAACCATTCAATCCATCCACCAGGTAAAAAGTTATCATCAACGGCCAAATAAACATCATGTTTTAAACGTTTGTATACAGCAGCTAATTCTCTGTAATGGTGTAATTGTGAAGGGATAGGATCAGGTACTGAAAGATCAAATGAATCAAAGTAAATAAAGTCTATCTGTTGAACTTCTTCATCACTTAAAGATTCTAAATAAGTAACAGAATCCGAAACAACATATTCAATAACCTCTGAGAATTCTTTAGTAGTTTCTTTACAATTATTTATAGATTCTTCGGAAATATCTACAGTAATTAATTTGCCTCCTGTATAGTTTTTAATTAAGTCCCCAAAAACATAAGTAAAAGCACCCATGTTGCCTTCAACACTAGACCACATAGTACCTGTTTCTACTATAGTGATAGGACGATTTAAGGCAACTAATTTTTCAATCACATACTCATAATATTTTAAACGAGGTAAGCCTGAGATTTCTAAAGAAGACACATAAGGGGCTAAAAATTCTTGTAGATTAAATTGTTTATTTTTCATATTTTATTTTTATTTATAAGCGTATATTATTCCTAATTCATCATTAATTTGATAATCTCCAAATTCAAAATTAATATTAAAATTACATTTTTTTAATTTATTTAAAATAGTATTTATTTTACCATCAGTATTAAAATGATATTCTAAACAAATTTTATTTATATTATTGGTAAGATATTGTTCATCTAAACTTTTAATAATTTCATATTCAGCACCTTCACAATCTATTTTAAAATAATCAATTTTTTCTATATTATTTGTTTCTATATAGTTATTAAAATTAATAGATTTACAAGTTATTTTCTCAACCTTTTCTGGGGTTGATGGGTGTGGGGTCGAAAATATAGAAGAGCCAATTGAATTTGAATTAGATTCAAAAAAATCAACATAACCATCTTGTGATGAAACAGCAGCTTCTTCAATAATAAGATTATTAAAATTAAAATTAGATTTTATTATATTACAGGTTTTTGGAGATGGTTCAAAACAATAAACTTTAGAAGCTCCTTTACATAAAGCATAATATGAAAATAAACCTATATTTCCTCCAATATCTACAACAGTATCTCCTTCTTCTACTTTAAAAAATTTATCATATATTTTTGTAACAAATATTTCATATAAAGGTAAACCTACACTAGAATCTTTTATATTATATATTTTACCAAATTTGTTTATTTTATTAAATTTATCTTCATTTTTTAAATTTACATTTTCTAATTTAGTTGTATCTATTTTTAATAATAAATTTTG